ACGGGGGTAACGAATTTGGCAATTAGAACATTAAGCGGAAGGTTGAGTTTTACGGGAGCTGCTGGAAATGGTACTTTGAATTTATTTACTACTAATAGCACCTTTTTAAGTAATGCAAGTAACGGTGTTTTGACATTTAATCGAAATTCAAGTTCAGGATGGCAAGGAATTGAGCATCAGGTTTCTGGTGCTTTAATGGCTTATGACGCAATTACTACCAGTGGAGAATTTAGAAGATTTGCAAATAGTGGTGGTTATTTTCAAACATTCTATTCTAATGGTGTTGAAGCAATGAGGTTGAGTACTTCTCAAAATCTACTTATTGGCACCACAACAGACGCAGGCTTTAGATTAGATGTGAACGGAACAGCAAGATTTGGAAATACTACAATACAAACAACAAATCCTTTAATTAGATTAGTTAATAATACTGCTACAAATGATGACCCTATATTATATTATCAAGGGGGTTTATTAAGGCTTGTCGATTTTAGTAGCGCGAATAAAGGTTTATTTATCAATACTGCGGTAGGTAATGCTTCTTTGAGTATGAATGGAAGTGCTAACGAAGCAACTACAATGTTCAGGGTTCACGGAAGTATAACCGCTGCCTCTGCTATTGCAAGAGGAGTAAACTTAACAACCACTTTAGTAGCAGCAGCCAATAACGATTTTTTAGTAGGACTTGATATAAACCCTACTTTTACCAACGGGGCATTTACAGGGGTAAGTAATATTGGGGCAAGAATACAAAATAGTGCTTTATTAATTGGCACATCACTAATATCTGCAAGTGTAGGAAACTTTGCTTTACAAATTAATTTAGCTGCTGCTACTGGAGTTATTGGAGCAATAAAAAATTCTACTTCAACTGGGTATAGTTCATATCGTTATTATAATGATGTTAATAGAACCTTAGATATTGGATATAGTGGTTCTGCATTTTCAGGTGCAGTTATTGGTGGTGGAATAAGTGGAGAATCTGGTTGGCTTTCTACGGCAGGTGCATATCCATTACAACTTGGAACAAATAATAGTTCAAGATTTATAATTTTTAGTTCTGGTACAATTGGAATAAATCAAACCACAGACGCAGGCTTCCGTTTAGATGTGAACGGTACAGCAAGAGTGCAGGGGAATACAACAATTGTTGGAGATTTAAGTGTTCCTTCTGGGAACTATATGTCTGTTAATGGAACAGGTAGTATTTTCGGTATGAGAATACAATCCTCTTTATTAAATATAACTGCTGGAAATACAAATTTAGCTGCATTTGACCAGAGTTTAGGTAGTGGAGCATTGTCATTAAGGGGTGTAGCAAATAATAATGTAAGTGGGAATTTTATACAATTACAAGTAGGTTCTACCACGACAGCTGCTTTAACTTCAAATGCAGGTACAGCAAATTATACGGCAGTTAATATAACAGCTGGATATAATATAACAGGTGGTACACATAATATCATAGGCATATATTATGACCCTACCTTAACTTCAATGACTGGAGTAACCCATAGAGCCATACAAACTGTAACAGGCGATGTTCTTTTAGGTACAACAAGTGGCAATGTAATGATAGGCACTACTACTGCTGGGGGAAGATTTACCATTCAACCAACAAATGACCAAGTGGGAATGTCGATAAGCGGGTCTTCCCTCACAGGCTCAAATGCTCAAAGTTTAGTATCTCTCTCTCAAACTTGGAACACTACTGGCAATCCTACTGCTATAAAATTAGATGTAACAAATACTGCCTCTGGTGCTAATTCTTACTTATTAGACCTACAAGTAGGAGGCATCCCACAGTTTACTGTATTTAAGGGTGGGGAAATTAAAACATCAAGTCCTGCTGGTGGTGTAGCACAAACTTGGAAACTCGGCTCAGTTCATGCTGTATCTCCCACTAGCCCTGATCGTACCATAGAAGTCGAAGTAAATGGAACCACTTATTATCTTCATGCTAAAACAACAAACAATTAATATGAAAAAAACAATCTGCATTCTGATTCTCTGCCTTGCGACATCATTCGCCTTTGGCCAGACCATTGACACTACCGTTAAAAACATAGTAGCGGTAAAAATCAACCCTGTAAAAGCCTCATTCCAAGATACTGCTTTGTCAGTATATTTGGGGGCCTATGTGGTAAATGATGACCTCAAAAGCTCTGCCACTTTCTATTGGTGTCTGATGCCAGCGGCTAAAGATGCAAATGGTAATGTAACTGGAGCTGGTCCTATTACTGCCCAAGGTAACTTCACAATGAGTGGCACAGACTATACCAAATGGTGCAACCAAGAGCCTTGCAGTACATGGCCCTTCACTTGTATTGCCACTGCCTATGGACTGAGCTTTCCTGACACAAAAAAGAAATAAACCCTAAAAACCAAATCACATGAAAAAAGCACTTGTTATCATTGGAATCTTGTTGATGTCTTTTGTAGCTGAGAAATTTGTAGTTATTAAATTCAAAGAGGAGCAAGTAAACTACCACTGGCAGAATCTTAACACGATTAAGCAAGTAGTCAGCCAATCCTCTATCCCACACAATCAGGCTGTCTTTATCTTACAGTCTGTGGATTCTCTGCAAAAGGACATTCAAGCCAATGCCAGCATTGATTCTACACAATTAAAGAAATAACGATGACACAGAGTTGGATGATATTTATTGTCGGGCAGGCTGTTGGATTTGCAGTGGCCTTAATCAAAATCTGGAATGATTCAGAGGTTAAGATGGCAAGAATGGAGGAGAAGATTAAAGTAGCCGAGGATAAGGATGAGACCTTGTTTAAGAAGCTCGATCATATATCTATCCAACTAACTGAGTTGTCTATTCAATTATCAAATAAACAAGACAAATGAAACAGAGCAACTTCCTGAATTTGAATGTAAATGACCTAACTAAAGGCTTTATAGTGGCTTTTGTTAGTGCTGCTTTGACTGGCATCGTGGCTATCTTAGAGACCAGCCAACTGCCACAAATCAGTGATTTAAAGGCCGCTGCCATTGTGGGTCTTACTGCTGGTCTATCCTATTTGTTAAAGAATATCCTGACTAACTCTCAGGGCGAACTATTAAAGAAAGACTGATGCGTGTTTTTGTGTTGGCTGGTTTATTGCTCATGAGTTGCAATCCGGTTAAGCAACTATCAAAGGCAGAGGCAAGGCTGGCTCAGGCTGGCCGCCTCCCAGCTATTTGTGCCGAGAGGTTTCCTAATAAGGACACTTCCTATATCAAAGACACAGTCCTACAAATAGATACCTTTTTATCTGGAGAGTATATCTTCGACACAGCCCGAATCAATGACACCCTATATGAAGTTAAGTATAAACCCGTAGTCATCTATAAGACTAAATACATAACCAAAGTGGAAAGGGTTGAAGATGTAGCCAAGATAGAGGCCTTGCGTGCCTTTGTAAGCCAATTAGAGGCTCAAAAAGCGGTTTTATCTGCTCAGGTAGGAGAATGGAAGGACAAGGCTAAAACCCGCTTAAATTGGCTTATTTTGGCTTTGTGTGTAGCCTTTGGCTTTGCTATTCGTAAACCAGTCATGGCCTTAATAAATTATCGCATCGGAAAATGGTAACATCAGCCCAAGCATTAAAGAAATACGGAGAGCCTACTCCTAACAATCCACACTTGACTTTATGGGATGTGCCTACTCATTTAGAGATAGGGGTAATCCCAAAGAGAGTATATTGCAATAAGGACTTAGTCGGTCCTCTATCAGCCGCTTTTATGGCACTTATAGACACTGGGTGTGTAAACGAGCTAAAGACATGGGATGGCTGCTTTAACATCCGTAAAAAGAGAGGCCTCAGTTCTATGAGCCTCCATTCTTGGGGGATAGCCATTGATCTAAATGCCTTTGAGAATGGCCTTAACCAGACCCCTAAGCTCAGCCCTGAGTTTGTCAAATGCTTTACCGATAACGGATTTGACTGGGGTGGTACTTGGACCCGGAAAGATGGGATGCATTTTCAGTTAGCCAAGATTTAATTGGCTGTCTCGATATTTTGGTTTTAATTTTGTTAAACCCTTTAGCATGACCAAAATCTCTGTGGTTAGACAGTACCGGGATAAATATCCTGACTTCCCTAACCTCAAACTGGCTCGGATAATCTATGCCGAGAACAAAGAACTTTTTACAACAGTAGAAACAATCAGAGGGTATATTAGAGAAATTCAAGGGCAAAAGGGCAATGGAGATAGAACTAAGCAGACACACAAACAAGGACCAAGACCTCTTAATCCCTATAAGCTACCTGAATCTGATGAGTCAACTTTCGAGCCTTACAATGTCAAGGCCAAGCGAATACTTGGTTTATTCGACATCCATGCCCCTTATCATTCCATTCCAGCCCTAACAGCGGCTTTAGACTACGCAAAGAAAGAGAAGCCAGATGCAGTCATCTTAGGAGGAGACCTTTTCGACTTTCATGGGCTCAGTAGGTTCCTTAGAGACCCCAGAAAGAAAAACTTTGCTACCGAGCTATCCATAGGCTGTCAGGTTATAGAGGTCATCCAAAAGACCTTAAACTGTCAGATTTACTTTAAGTTTGGTAACCACGATGAAAGATATCAGCATTACCTTTGGCAGAAGCTCGGAGAGTTGCAAGGGGTAGAAGATTTTGAATTAGAAAATCTTATTAAGAAAAGAGTTGCCGGAGTTAAGTTTATCACAGACAAAAGGATTATAAAGGCCAATGACTTAAACATCGTGCATGGCCACGAGTTTGCCAGCTCTATCATTAGCCCGGTTAATATTGCCAGGGGGTTGTATCTTCGGGCAAAGGCTAACACTATTTGCGGGCATCATCACAGGTCATCAGAGCACACAGAACAAAATATTGAGGGTAAGATAGTAACTACTTGGTCGGTGGGTTGTTTATCAGAGTTGCATCCTCAATATATGCCTATAAATAGTTGGAATCATGGCTTTATTCTTATAGATTTACATGGCACTAAAGAATTTGAAGTAAGGAACAAAAGAATCTGGAAAGGACAAGTACTATGACACACAAAAACGCACCTATCATTAAAAAGAAAGTCCAAGAATTACTAAAAGAACTGCCTCCAGTGGAAAGGCTAAATATACTAGAGCCATTGTGCGAAAAGTATAGAGCCGACTCTAGAAAGGATGTTGAAAAGGATATAATCGAATGGACCAGAAAAAAGGGATTGCCGAGGATCAAGACGGACTACTAACTTTTGACCCTACACCTCACGATGACATACAAGCCTGCACTCAGGCTATGGGTGTCATAGAGGATTTGGACTTAGCTCTCTTATCTGATGATGAGGCTGCTATGGTTAGGCAAATCCGTAAGATGGCTTTACACATTACCCATCAGGCCCTTTACGAGATATATGAGGGAGGTTGCTATGCCTCCTAAGATTACCAATCCCCATAAAGTTGAGCATCGTAAGTTAGGCAGAGAGCAAGCCTGGGGGATTGCATGGATGGCCGATAATAAGATTAGCATTGATCCGACTCTAACCGGGTACAGATATCTGCTTTACTTACTGCATGAGCACTTTCACTTAAAGCACCCTGACTGGTCAGAGACCAAAGTCCGAAAGGAGTCATCTAAGACTGCCCGATTCTTATGGCAGATGGGGTTCAGATTGGTGGAGCTGAAATAGGTTGCCAAGAATGTAAATATAAAGGCATTTGTCCTTTAGTTCCTCTCTAGTGGCATTAGGCCACTTTTCTTTTGCATAGTTCCAAAGGTCTAGCTTCTCTGACTTAGGCAAATCCTCTAGCCTTGTAAGACCCAAATAGCAGTCTAGTAAGCACTCATTAATAACTCGGCTAGTTGTGCCTAAATTAATTAAGGCTTCAAAGGTTGTCTCAGATTCTTTAGCAGCTTTTAAGGCTGGTTGTAGAACCTCAAAGGCAATCATCTTCCGTATGTCGTACATAGGCGATTGCATAGCCAATAATTATGCCTGAGATAAAAGCGGTTAATACTAATAATCCAGATTCTATCATAATTGAGATTTTAGCCATGTAAAGTTTCTACCTAACATAATCAACCAGTCAAAGGTCCATTGAACACATGCACATCGGCACTTTTGGTTATCATCCCCATAAGCAGCTCTTAGAATATCAATATCATCTTTGCCAAATCGTTTGAGCATCTTATTTGACTTTAGATAGTCGTACCACTTATCCATTTGGTTAAAGGGTACTTTCTCAAAGTTTAACTTGTACATCATTAGGTCATAATCCAACTTCTCTAAGTCTGTCTCTGGTTCCTTATAGACTTGCGGTTGTCTATATCCAGTGTCAGTCTTTTGTAGGTTATGCCTCTCTTTGTTATTATTTGCCCATCTTGTTAGTCTCCTACCTAAATCCCAAGTCTTTTCTTGTTCAAACCTCATCTTGGTGTTTGACTTGTTAGGCTCTGACCAATAATCATAGAACTCTTGTTTCATTGACTCTGTAAAGGCAAAGGGTTCTATTGCTCTCTTAAAGTCTGCTGCTCTAGCTTCTATACTTTTCATTTGATTAGTTGATACACCCCCTCTATATCCAGTCAAGTAGTGGGTGGAGGTTTTTAAGGCCTAGCATCCAAAACTTAAATAGAGTATAGAGAAAATAAAAAAACCTTTTTGTTTAACTTTTGGCTTTCTCTATCACACAGAACCCATACATTCCTCGGCATCCAGTAGCCGGTTATCACGCATCTTTCACTTGACTGTCATGAGTTGTCAGGGGAGGACATTGCTCACACTTGCTTGCGTTACGTATTTGTATGATCTGTGAGGTTATTATTTGTACTGCCACCGTACTGGGTAAAACCTCGGTAAAAACCAAAAAAATAACCCACTGAGGATTGGCTAGGACTGCCGCACCCCAATGGGTTAATAAACTTTACAAAACAAAGAAGCATAATGCTTGTCCTACTTTGTTAATACAAATATACGAAAAAAATATCAAACTGCCAAATTTATTTTGCCTAAATGGTCCACAAATAAGATATCTGAGTAAGACCGGACTCTTGTCATTCGCATAGATATCTCCAAATCACTTGCTAAGTCAATAACTTTCAAATAGTAAGGAAAAAATTTAGGGTCCTCTGTTTCAATATAACTTTCTATTCTAGACCTATAAGTACTCATGGTAGAATGATCCTTGTATCCTACTAATGGGGCTATCTCGGTTAGCTTCATTGGACAATGACGATAGATAAAGTAAGATAAAGCCATTCTAATCTCAGCTATCCTAACAACCTTGCCATCTTGATCCTTGCAAATCTTAAAATGATTGCGGCCTCTAAGGCTTTGCAATTGTTTTAGAGTTATCCTATAAAAATCACATGCTGCCTGGACCAGTTGTATCGCTTGTTCTCTTGTGTTCATAAAGTTCAATGGTTTTGAATATTTGATAAACTACTTGTGGAACTATTGCGTTGCCTCCTGCTTTGATTGATTCGTTTCTCCATTTAGAAAAGGTAATAGAGTCCAGTCGGTCGGAAATCCCATCATCTCCATTACAAATAGGGGAGACAGATGGGAACGAGTGCCAAGCATTTCGTTGATTTGACTTCCTAAATCGTCTCCTTTCCATTTTTCCGTTTTCCAATGCATATTCTTGTCTGATGCTTTTGGAGTCTTGAACATCTTGACCATCATTCCTGGTAAAGTTGATCTCTCCCTTTGACTTTCGCACAAAGTCGTCTGTTTGTAATCGACTGCTGCTGGTGTCGGCAACATCATAGAATTGATTTGTGTCGCAAGATTCGGCATTGTTGTTCCGTTCGGATATTTCTCCATCCTCTTTTTGAACTTGTCGAGATCTTGCACTTCCTCCCTTGTTGTGGGAGTAAGCAACAAACCAAATTCTAAATCTGAGGTGCGGTGCGTTGACACTTGCAGCTGGCAATACATACGGGAATACTTGGTACCCTTCAGTTTCCAAGTCAGTTTGCACTTCGTGGAATACCAACCCTCCATTCCAATTAACAAGGCCGAGAACATTTTCGCCCACAACCCAACTTGGTTTAACTTCTCTAATGACTCTAAGCATTTCTGGCCAGAGGTGGCGGTCATCTTCTTTACCAAGTCGCTTGCCTGCTGTTGAGTACGGTTGGCAAGGGAATCCTCCAGTGAGAACATCAATTTGGTTTGCATACTTAGTGAAATCTGATTTTGTAATGTCAGTAAATAATTCTGATTCGGGCCAGTAGTATTTGAGAACTTTTTGACCAAACTCGTTCCATTCGCAATGAAACTTATTCTCCCAGCCCATCCATTCAGCGGCAAGGTCAAAGCCCCCAATCCCACTAAAAAGTGAACCATGTGTCATTTACTAAGTTTGTAAGCTGCAAAAGTCTTATTGTCTTTAGTGATGTAATTGGTCCAGATTGTGTGCCCTTGGTTTCTCAGGTCAGCAATCCTAGCCGCTAATCTAAAGCAGCCAAACTTGTTTAAGGCATCAATGGCGGTGATTTGTTTACCTGATTTCAGATAAATCAAGATTCTTTCTGTTTGTGTCATGTCTGTGGTTTTTTATGGGTGAATAAAAATGGGTAAGTTTTTCATATGTGTAATCAAAGCCATGTCTGGATAGTTTCTCGCATACCCAGGCAAGCTCATCTTCTGTGTGGTGGATTGCATGCTGGGGGAATAAAGTGGTCCGGATAGTCGAGTTATTTTTACTTAATATCCCTATGTATTGTCCATTCCACTTAAAACGGTAGGTTGTTACTAGTTCCATCTTTTGCGGTTTTTAGTAATGTGGTGTAAAGTGTAATGATATCTTCTAGATCAGCCCTATCCCATTTGTGGACCTTGTTGCGATTATTCTCTAACCACTCTACCCTTTTTTTACCAATCTTTAAGAGTAGGTGCTTGCGATAACCGACCAAATGAAACTCATCAAAGCCATTGCATCGTTGGCATTCTCCGTTGACATTGTCCTCATGAAACCTAAGAAAAGACCCACCTTTGACTGGCACATAGTGTCCGGCATTCATGGACTCCACTGGCAAAGTCTTAAAACAACTAATACAAGTGAAATAACCATCCTTAGAGTCTCTTTGCCTGATATAAGCATTAAAGACCTTTTGGGCCTTTTCGGTTAGTCTGGGCAAGGTTACCTTTCTCATAGATTCATTTCGGCTTTGCGATACGATACAATAGTCCTAATAGCATCCAATTGATGAGTAGCAGATGCGTTGACCCGGTCGGCCCAGTTAACTAAATAGTTAACCTCTTTTGCATTGGTGCCAACAAACTTAGTAATAAGGGATGGGCTTAGCTTTTTATCCAATCCCTGATCCATAGCTTGCAGCAAACCTTGGTTAATTATCTGATCTTGGGCTAACTTAGCCTCTGCAAGAAGCTGGCCTGACTTAGCAACCATGATAAGTAAGTATTCCAATCGCTCTAACAATTGAGCTGGCTCTTGACCTACTGGGGTCTCTAAGTAGGCTTGCATCTTAGAAAGGGAGGTCCTTATCTGATCCATCGGCTTGTGGTTTGTAAGTGTCAACTACGGTATTCCAGCCGCCACCATCTTTGCGTTCCAAAATGCTAATCTTTAGCTGTTTGTTGCCTTGATAGTCCGTTAAGAGGTCTGGATTGTCTTTAAGCCATTGGAATAGGTCATTTGGTGTGATGATGATTTGACCTTTTACAAACGAGGGGGCATTTTCTCTTGGTGCAAATACCCTAATCCCTTGGGGAAACTTTTTGTCAAGTTGCTTTTGACTGATTGCGGCTGCCATTTTGTAGCTCATTTTATTTTAGATTTACGGTTATAGATGTGGTTGATGTCTTAACTGGGGGATAAAGGACAATGACCTCATCCTCTATCAAAAGCTCTGTGCCGGGCTGTACTGCCTTTAGAAAGGCTTGTCGATCCTTAACTTTTTTTTCTAACTCTGCTAGTTCCTCTGCTAGTCTGTTGTAAATAGGGTCTCCGCAATTAGAGTAGTCATATTTAACTCCCATCTCTTTGACCTCAAATTTAGCATTGTAATGCTCAAAAGATTTACCATACTTAGCAGCCTCATCTAAGGTCAGGTCCTTGTAATCTGGATGGGATGTTATCTGTTTTATAAAATCCTCCATACATTTCACTTGCAGATGAACCTTTAAGGGATCAGAATGCCCCTCTTTTAGACCTAATATTATACTATCTACAAATACTTGTCTATCTGCTTTGGTGGTCTCAAATAGACTCAAAAAACTTGTTGCAGGTACTTTCATTTTACTGACTTTTTAAGGTGTTTATTGATGTCTTTTTGTGATGGGTTTACTATCTGATCTATGGGCTTTTTACGAGCCTCTAATCGATAAAGGATTTTTTGGTAGGTCTTATAGTCATTGCAAGAATTGATAGCATCGGTAGCCATTTGTGCCTCTGAATCGGTCATGTCTGTTTGCCCGATAAAAGCAAGCAGTAACAGCTTCTCCTCTTGAGTTGGTGCATCCTCTACTGGCTTACTAAAATCCATCTCCTCGGCAGGTGTAGCCTCAAAACCAGCAGCCTTCATAAGCCAAGAAATTAAGTTCCTAAAGGCCTTGCCGGTAGCCCTAGTCTGAGCCATCGATAGGATAGCATACTCATCCCATTGCCTCTTATTGCCCTCTTTGTTAGAGCAAATAGCCACTCCTTTAGAGATGACCTCATTAGTGCCCCATTTGCAAATACTAACCTCTGCCAAGTATTTAATCTCGGTTTCGGTAGAGTGATTAGAGATGTAATTAAGCTGAGGGTAAAGGCCAAGCTGAGCCCCAGCCCATTGCCAGGACTCCACTAAGGGGTACTCTTTGCCCTTGATGTTTACGGTGAGCTTTTGCTCTTTTACAAATCGTTTGAGTTCACTTGCTAGTTGCAAGGATTGTGCTGGCTGTGCCAGATCATAGGTGATTAAATCGTTTGACATGGTGGGTTTATTAAATCGTTTCGGATAACATAGAGCCCAAGTTGTTTGGGTTCTCCTCGTTTTTATTTACAAATAAAGGTAAGGGGAATTTGCGTTCAAACTCTTTTGCTGGTATTTTCTCATCACCGACAAGGTAGTAACCTTTGCCATCTGAGTCAATACGGAAAGGAGTAAATTGTCTAATGTACTTGTTACGGACATACTCTGCTGCTGTCATACGGAAATAGTTGTGTACTGCTGTGATCCATTCGTTGTAATCACGCATTGGGTGTGTGGGGTAAGTGGTTTTCATGTGGTGAATTTAAGGGTAGTTAAAAAATGCCCCCAGTGTAGAAACACCGGGGTTAACCTATTGCTTGCCATCAATCATGGGCTAGGCCCATAATGTCATCAATTTTATATTGAGTAGGTTTATAAGCTATGTCTATGACCTTTTCAGTAGCATTCATTCCTAATTGAATACCATAGTGAAACAATTTGAGCATAGTTATACCCAAATCATCGTGATTAAAAGATATTCTGACTTCATATAAGCCAGAAGGATCGGGGAATAGTTCTACTGTAAATCCATCGGCTTTGGACTGTAAAAACTCTGCTCTGTCGGAATTTAGAAAAAGTACAATGGTTTTCATAAAGGGTGTTTTGATTATTGGCAAATGGTGTCTTGTAAAAGGCCTATTACATAGGCAACCGCTAATAAAGCGAGTAAAAGTTTGAGTGGTGCTTTCATGGTTAAACTATTTAATAGATTTTTTTTCAATTATGGAATCGCATTGTAATTGGGTGCATCTAAATCTTCTCTGAAAATCTTTTTTGTCTGTTGTAATAAAAATCTTGGCAAGGCGAAGTATTCTGTTCTGCAAGATTTCTTTTCTGATTTGAGTTTGCTTTTTCATGGTTAAATCGTTTGGTTATGGATGCAAGATAATACACTTTTACACATTAACCAAAAATATTTTTAATTTATTTTTATTTGCCTATATTTGTGGTATGGAAAAGCAGAAACGAGGTAGAAAGCCAAAACCTGCACATCTGAAAGTGCAAATGGTTACAGCCTACATTACAAAAGAGCAGAAAGACCTGATAAACAAAGAGTTCGGTAACCTTACTAATGCTGTAAAAATTCACATTTTAAGCAAATTCAATGGACATCGTGATAGCTTTGGGAACTGGCAGCCGGTGGATGGACAACGAGCTGAGGTATGCCCTAAGATCGATTGAATCGTATCTTAAAGGGCACTCTGGCCGCATTCTACTAATAGGCGAAAAGCCTAAATGGATAAAGAATGTCGACTACTACGACATCCCAGATAAGCCGGGCCGCAAGAATTTTAGCATCTTTCAAAAGATACTGACTGGGTGCGAGATGTGTAATGGGGATGACTTTATTTTTTGGAATGATGACCACTTCTTACTTAAAGACCTAAAAGTTACAGATTTTAAGTATTGGTATGATGGCACTACGGTACAATACTTTCAAAAGGCTGTCGGACTTTATAAAAAGGCTGTTGCAAACACAATGGCTCTGCCTAAAGTCAATGACCTTTATACAGATATTCATGTGCCCATCGTTTACAATAAACATGAATTTGCCAAGCTCTTAAATATAGACTGGTCAAAAGAGTACGTTATTAAAACTGCCTATACTCGGACTCAGGATGGTGGCTTTGAGTACATGGCAGACCTAAAACTCAATCAGCAGTACAGCCTAAATCAATGGTATGGCAAGCTCCATGCCCGGACATTCTTTAGTATAGGGTCCTATGCGGTCAATGCTGACTTTAAGATACTTATGGAGAAACTATACCCAAGAAAATCACAATACGAGAAATGAGAATCTTTATCCAAAGCCCAAACATCAATAGCCGACATGGAGGCATCAGAGTCATCAATGAGTGGGCTAACAGGTTAGAAGGCTTTGGGCATAAGGTTATACTTTACAACCAAGCCGGTCCAGTAAGATGCGACTGGATGACTATAACTTGTAAGATTGTAAATACTACTAATCTATTGGCAAATTCTGATTTGCTAATAGTAACCAGCCCACATGGGGCAAGCCTATTAAGTAAAGACAAGCCTTATAAGAAAGTAGTCTTTTTGCAGATGTTGGAGCATCTCTTTAACATCACTAACAAGGCATTTTTTGATAGTTGCTTTACTCTATACTCTACCAAATATCCTCTTATCTCTATAAGCCAGTGGAATATTAGGATTTTACAAAACACATATAAAAGAACAGCACCGACATTTTATGTAGGTAATGGAGTAAATCTAAATGACTTCCCGATAAGCCATAAACCCAAAGAGGGAAAGATAGCTTTATTAGAATCGCCTGAGCCTACTAACATGGCTAAAGACACAGAAAAGATAGCAGTGCAAGTGGCCAAAAACCTAAGAGAGAAAGGATGGACAATAAAAGGCTTTGGTTTGCATCAGGCTAAAGACAATATCTACTCAGAATATGTAGTAAAGCCAGACCTAGATACAATGAATAGGCTATATGAGGAAGCTACAATAATGATTAAGGCTACCAAATATGATGCAAGGTCCACAGCCCCTTTAGAAGCTGGCACAAAAGGAACTATAACAATTAGGGGAATAATTGAGGGAGATGATGACCTTAACGAAACTAATAGCTTTAAGACTGGTTACTCGTATGACAAGATATTTGACTCAACAATGTTTGCAATAAACCACCCACATCAGTTACAAGAAAGAGCTGATAATATTCGAAACTATGTACAAACCTACACTTGGGATTACTGGATGACTAAGATAAATAATATTATATGCAGCTTATAGTTGGATGCGGTCCGAAATGGCCTAAAAGAGAGAATGACATTTTTTTGGATTGTCGCAAGTTTGATAATGTCGATGTAGTGCATGACCTAAATAATATACCTTGGCCATTCAAAAATGACCAAATGACTGAGATAGCAGCTATTCATGTGGTAGAGCATCTTAATAGTTTATTGGACTTTATGAATGAGAGCTGGAGAATATTAAAAAAAGGTGGAGCCCTATACATAGAAACTCCCGAAGCCGGGGCAAATGTTGACCTCCAATTTGCTGATCCTACACACATAAGATGTTATCGGAAGCATACCTTTATAAATTACTTTACTTTATCTGAGGCTCCTAAATTTGGTTACACAGACAAATATTGGGCTATAATGCACTTAGAAACTAAAGATGGCAATATAATCGCACACCTAACACCATTAAAATGAGAATATTAATAGTCGTATTAGAGTACTTGGAGCCGGATTGGTTGCAGACTCTAAAATGTGTTCAAGACACTGGCCTACCTTATGAGCTTGTCAGCAGAGATGGAGTAGGCAATATGTCAAGAGCTTATAATTCTATCATAAATAAAGAGGCCGACTATTACTGGTTTGTCTCAAATGTTACCTTTAGCCCTCAGATGCCTTATATGCTGGCAATGGCTTGCGAGGAGAAAGGTTGGGCTGCCATCCATCCGGCAATGAGGTCATCAGATCACAAATTTCAATGGCCTATTGGTAACGAACCTAAAGAGACCCCATTTATAGAATGGACTGCCCCAATGGTCAATGCAGAAATATTTAGGGATAATCTCTTAGATGAGATGCTACCTTATTACTACATGGACTTGGATTGGTGTCATAGGGTCAAGCCTAATAAGGTAGGAGTGCATCATGGTCAGGTAGTAGAGCACACTTATTTAAGAAATAAACAAGAGCATCCCATCGGTCAACTAAGAAAGCAACTTAGGAACTACTGGACCCCTATCAGTCAGAGACACATGATCCAGAAATACGGTAAGGACTGGCAACAAAAACTTTGGCCTAAATAAAAACTATGACAACTTTAGAACTACATGGAATTTACCATGAGCTTAACTTCTGGCAAGGCTTTGTAAAAACCGACCGATTCTTAAAGGGTTGGGTAGGTAAGGGCAAGACCCCAGAATTAAACCAAGAGGTAGCAGACTTTATCAAAAGTGTTCCACATGAAACAGTCTTAGATGTGGGATCAGGGGTTTGCTCAATTCTTAATGGATTAGTCAATGTAACCCCTTGCGATCCTTTAGGAGACCTTTATAAGCTGGTCTTTGACTTTGAGAGACACAAACTAAAAGCCCCACTACCAATACCAGCCGAGGAGTTAAACTTTAAGAATGAGTTTGACATAGTACACATCTCAAATGCCTTAGACCACACCCAAGAACCCAGAAAGGCTTTAGACTACCTTTTACAAGCGGTCAAGCCAGGAGGGTATCTGATAGTGCAAGGGTTTTTCAATGAGGCCACACATGAGAACTGGCAAGGCTTCCATCAGTGGGATATATCTTTAGATGACTATGGCTGCATGGTTATTTTAGGCAAAAACTCCCAGACTATCATTGCTTGGCCTGCTCATAAATTCTCTACGGTCAACCTACTGGGCAGAGATTGGTATTATTGGATCATAAAAAAGTGAAACATGGTAATTTGTTGCGATATAGATGGATGCCTGACAGATGGAAAAATCTGGGTTGATCATAAAGGCAATATTATTAAGTCATTCAATAACAAGGACATAGGAGCCATAAAAGAGCTCATATCTATGGGGTATCAGGTTCACTTAGTAACTGCCTCCTCTTGGCCGGGTGCAGAGCAATACCTTAAAAGGTCTGGAGCTGAGTTACATATAATAAGAAATAAAGAAACTATCCCTTTTGACTATCAAATAGCCATAGGAGACTCAGCATGGGATATACCTATGCTTTGTAAGGCAAAACACTTATTCTGTCCAGCAGATGCCTCCTTAGAGGTCAAGTGTCTGGATGGGGTACATCCATTACAAACACTCGGTGGGCAAGGCATAATGCTGGAACTAATACGCATTTTGTCAAATTGGGAATTGTCAAGTAATCCTTGACAACTGAAGATGTGTATAAGTTTTAACCCTTATATTTGTCTAAGTGCTAAATATTTAGTATATTAGGGAGTGAATAAAGGGTAAAAAAACAACGAGCCTTCATTCCTTCGGGGCTGAGGGCTTTTTTGTATGATAAAGAGAATACCTAAATCCGAGATGCCCTGTAACAAGCCAATGAAAAGTTGGTTATCAGGCAAAAAGAAAGTGGTTAAGGCTTGTGAGAATGGGGTAGAGAAGATAATCCACTTCGGAGACAGCTATATGAAAGACTTTACCCAGCACAAATCAAAGACCAGAAGGAAGTCTTATTGCGAAAGATCAGGCGGCATAAAGGGTACAGATACCAAACTGAGTGCCAACTACTGGAGCAGAAAGGTCCTCTGGAAATGCGGTAAAATAGGTAAGTAATGGCTTGCGGTTGTAAGAAAAGAAAAAAGAAAAAGTAATGCCCTACAAAAGCAGAGCCCAAGCAGCATTCTTTAACATTAACAAGAAAAAGCTCGAAAAGCAAGGAGTTAATGTAGAGGAATGGAATAAAGCCTCTAAAGGAAAAAAGTTACCTAAAAGAGCCAAGCAAAAGAAGTAATGTCATCACTCACCACAATAGACTGGGATTTTGTAGGCGAATACCTCATGGCAGGTTGCTCTGGGGTAGAAGTTGCAGCTCAGTTAGGCATCCACGAAAACACTCTGTATCAACGATGTAAGTCGGATTTGGGTATAGATTTTGTGGCATTTAAGCAAGAAAAGCAGGCATCAGGAGAGAGCCTTTTACGCAAGGTTCAATTCGATGCAGCTATTAAAGATAAAGACAGAGCAATGCTTATCTGGTTAGGTAAGCAAAGACTCGGTCAGAAAGAAAAAGGCGAGCAAGATATTAAGGTTGATGGAGGCATTAACATAGTATTCAAGCCAGCCAATGAGACAAGTTGAGATAAGATACACGAGTGTCTTTGAAAGGAATTTGCAGGCCTATCAGGCTAAACAGTACAGGGTAATTGCTAATCAAGGCTCTACCCGATCTGGCAAGACCTACTCAATTAGTCAACTATTAGCTCTTTACATACCGCATAAGGAAAAGGTAACTATCTCAGTGGTAAGCCCATCTCTACCCCATCTTAAAAGAGGGGCAAGGAGAGACATCCTAAAGATATTAGAGGATGCTGGGTTATACTCTGATGACAACTTTAACAAAACCGACAATGTCTATCACTATCCAAATGGCTCATATATTGAGTTCTTTGGGGCTGAGGACTCTGGTAAGGTTAGAGGACCGGGCAGGGATATACTGTACATAAATGAGGCTAATTTATTGCCCCATTCGATTTATCAGCAGTTAGCCCTAAGAACCAAGCAAACCATCTTTTTGGACTTTAACCCGGTAGATGAGATGAGCTGGGTTTATGATGTCTCGGATAGAGAAAGCAATATCCTAATTCACTCGACATACAAAGACAATCCATTCTTGCCAAGTGAGCAGATTGCAGAGATTGAGAGTCTGAAAGATGCAGATGAGAATCTCTGGAAAGTCTTTGGGTTGGGAGAGAGGGGTAAGTCATCAGAGATTATTTACACCCATTGGAGGCAAGGTCAGTTCCCAGAGGATTGCGAGACCGTTTATGGTCTGGACTTTGGTTACTCAGTGCCAACAGCCTTAGTCAAGGTCGGCTTTCACGAAAGCCAGACATTTGTCAAGGAGTTGCTTTATGAGACCAAGCTAACAACCACTGATTTGATAGAAAGGTTAAAGCTCTTAAACATCAGGAGGTCAGATGAGATTTACTGTGATGCTGCCGAGCCTAAGACTATCGAGGAGTTGGTGCGGGCTGGGTACAATGCCAAGCCTGCCGAGAAGGATGTCTATGCTGGCATCCAAAAGGTCAAAAGCCAGCCATTGATAGTAACACCTGAGTCTATAAACCTAATTAAAGAGATTAGGTCCTACAAGTGGAAGGTTGACAAAGATGGCAAGGTTCATTCAGATGAGCAGCCAGTCAAGATGTGGGATCACTTATGCGATGCGATGCGGTATGCAATATACACGAAACTAAACAAGCCTAAGTTTGAAGTAATGGCTTGGTAAAGAAATACAATGGGCAGAATACAAGATGCGTGGAATGCGTTAACAAAGAAGGCAGTGCCGATGATGCCGGTAGGTCAGCCCTTTGCCTCCTATCAGGTAACTGGAGGCACTTTTGTCGGTATAACTGACAACCGTACCAACTACATTCGGGATGGCTACCAAGTTAATGACATTCTTTATTCTACAATAACTCTCATAACTGATAAGGTAAAGTTGCCCGATTGGACAACTTACAAGGTAGTCGATGAGGCTGCCTTTAAATCTTATCAGGGATTGATGAGAAAGAAAGACATCTCTACTGAGGACTTCCAAAAGGCAATGGGCTATAAGAAAAAAGCCTTAGAGCCTATTTATGTTGACAGACTTACCGAGCTTTTACGATACCCTAATGACTACGAGACCTTTCAAGATTTAGTAGCCAACTCAACTGGGTGGAAGCTAATTACTGGAGGTCGCTGTGTATGGGCTCAGATGCTTGACATGGGAGCCAATCAGGGTAAACCATACCAACTGCACAA